AAGGTACATACTCACATTTCTCTTTATAAAGAACTGTGTTACCTAATACGACTACTCTATATCTTTCACCATCTAACTTAATGTATGTGTCTTTAACGAGTGCTTCTTGTGACTCAATAGCTCTATCATATTCTTCATCATAAATATCACGAGCATTAGACTCTTCTTCAAAAGTGTCTCGTAGGTCTGACATAATAGACTTGATGTATTCTAATGGCTTGTCAAACGTTTCAGCAATGTCAGCTAACTGCATAACTTCTCTGTGTTGAACAAACTTAGCATCTTGTAGGTTAGGACCATTAACTTCTACAGAAATCATCATGTTTTCTGGAGCTACGTTCTCAATATGAATCTCTGTTTCTTTTTCTGTAACCTTGAGCTTAACGTCATGTAACATAGGTTGCATAACTGTAGCTGGGTCAACACCATTCATAGCTGCTTGTTGATAGACAACATCCATGTTGACACTTGGGTCAGGGTAACCAGTATGCTCTAATACTTCTGTATTCTCATCTGAAGCCAACATTTGAAGTTGGGCGTCTGTCAACCCCTTGTATTCGTATTCTTCTTCTTCCTCTTCTTCTTCGGCATATACTTTTACATAACCGTTCTTAGAGAGTAGTGCGTCTTTAAACCATACGTAGAATATCTTGAAGCCTTCGTTTTGCTCCATCACTACATGGTTAATATAATCTGTTTCTTGTTCTGCTGCTTCTTGGTCTTCAGGACCTTTAGGGTCAAACTGAACAACCTTATCACCGGCTACAAAGACTTTAAGTAATTGTGGTAATGCTGACTCAATAGTATCTTGAACGTCATACGATACAACTTGTGAACGACCTTCTTCTTCGTTACCGAATGGTTGTCCTAGGTAGTAGTCAATCGCTTCTGCTCTATCATTAGACAATGCACTATCATTTACACCATAGGCTATATTCTCTTGCGCCTCTATCTGTGCAATTATTTCCATGTCTTCTATATTCATCAAACAATTCCTCTATTTGTATATTGTATTTTCTCTTTGCTCCATGACTCGTTCTTCATAGACTCAATAGAGGTACATAAATATCTGAACGCATCTGCTCCATGGCTGTATTCGTCATGTAGTGGCGCACCAGGTTCGTTAGTTGCAGAGTTTATACTTCTGCGATAATTCTTTAAACATTCAACAAGTCTTTGTGCTGACTTATCAAAGTATATACGGTGGAAGTTCATACGTGCTAACTTAATACCAGACTCTATGTCTGCTTTAGGCACGATACGTATATCCCATCCTAACTTCTTCATAATATCTTCTGCTGATATACCATGCTTAAAGTCTTTAGACTGTCCGTCATGTGGTAAGAACATTGTACCCCAGTTATAGGATAAGTTCTTTAGTTGTGCAGAATAGCTATCTAATGTTCTGTGGTCATCTTCTATATAACCAATAATGCGTAAGTCTGATACACCTTTTTGGCATAGAATAACTGACATACTATCATTCCAACCTAAGTCCATAACTACATGAACCTTCATCATAGGGTCATAAGGTACAGTTGTTATACGGTTACCTTCTTGTGCTTCACGTATCTCATTAGAGTATATAGCACCATCTACAGCAGCCTTACAATCGCCTTCCCAGATGTTTGCATAGTCAGGGTTAGTCTTCTCGCTATGTTGACGCTCTATCTCTAGGACTTCAGGAAACCAAGGATTGTCAGTATAGTTTACTTTAACTACCTTAGCGTTCTCTGGTGGATTAACTACGAACCTAGTATATGTATCGTCTGTATCTATGTTAGGGTTAAATGATACCCATATCTCTGAATTAGGTTTACGTATAGTAGGAATGAGTATATCCCACGATTTTTTGGAAACCGTCTGAGCCTCTTCTACGAACACGACATCACAGCCCTCGAATGACTTAATCGACTCGACCGTATTAGTAGCTAACCCAGTAAAACTAAATGAGCTACCATTCATACCTCTAATCTCTGCTTCTAATACTTCATAAAAAGCACCTAGACCTAGTAATTGTATTTGGTCGTTGAGCAAAGTATGGACTGACTGTTTAATAGACTTTTGTATTTCACGTGCGCATAAGACACGTAAAGGTTTGTTTGCTGCCTGTATAAGCAATGCCCTTGCCATAGACCATGACTTACCTGAACCTCTACCACCGTATGCTACTTTGTAACGGTGTGGCTCAAATAAGAAGTCTAGCTTACTCGGAAACTGGGCTATCGTCTGGCTTGACAAAGCTAATTCCTATTCCAATAGGTAAATCTTTACCATCTGCACCAGTCAGCTCTGTAGTTGCTACTGACTTACCGTCTACCCTATCAGCAAATTCTTTTATAGCAGATACGTCACCACTAATAGCTTTATCTATCAGAGCTTGTGCTACTTGACGTGCTACTTCACCTTCGCTTTGCTTATCTATTCTTTTAATCGTTTCCGCAAATAACCTATTGATTTTACTAGAATTGGTATTGCCAGGCTGTCCGCCTACTTTTCTTTCTTCTGTGTCGTTATCCATTGTTTTGCAACTCCTAATAGGTTGGTTGCCCTCTATTGTTATTTCAGTAAACCTTGTACTATTAATTCACCATATGGTACATCTAATCCATATTGCCCTTGTGCATAAGGATAATATTGTAATCTTTGTTCTTGTGTTAAAGGTATTCTATTTTGTGTAAGTCTTGCTTCTGCTTCACCAGCTAATTTTTGATATTGTTTAAATGCTTCTTCTCTTGGGTCTAATTGAGCATCTTTTACATAACTTAACTTTTCTTCTAATAATTTGTCATATCTATCTTTTAAAGCTGCAATTCTTTTTTCAGAAGATGGGTCATTAAATTTATTTGCTCTAGCTGCTTCAAGCATTTGATATGTTTCATTCATTTGAGCATTTTTTTCGGCTATTTGTTGATTAGCCCATGATACTTTTTCTTGCATATCTCTTGAAAATAAAGAAGGTGAACCTCCTCTAGCTGTATTTTCTAAATCTTGTATTAAATGTTGATTTTCATGTAATGCAGTAGAAATTAATTCGTTTTTTGGGTCTTTACTAAAATTTAATTCTATAGTGTTATTTCCAGCAGAACCTTTTGTTCCTGATGCAACTTCTGATGCTCTTAATTGTTGCATATAAGCATCTTTTAATTCAGGATATGCTTCATACAAATTATTATGTGATAAAATTCCAGATTGCTTTCTTACACCATAGTCTTTAATAAGTTTTTTGTAGTTAGGAACTAAATCTACATTTGTATCTGCTATCTCTTGTCTCCATTTACCATCTGGACCTTTTACATTACCTGTTTGTGACCATATAGTTTCAGGTGTTACACCTTCTTTTTCTAATGCTTTAGCTACATCATTGGTTTTAGAGTTCCATAGTTTAGAACCTTTACCTATGAATGTGCCTAATAATCCCATGGTAGGTGTTACATTTGCTGCTAAATTTAACTGTTCTTCTCTAGTAAGACCACTAGGGTCAGGTATAGAGTTTAAGAAAGACTGAACATTGCCTCGCATAAAACGATACAATGGTGGCTCTGTTACTTGACCATTCTTTGTGTATTCAAGTAAACCTGCCATGTTATAACTCGCTTTCTTTATCTTTTCCTTTTAGAGGATATATCATTCGTTTATAGCAGTCCCACCACTCTTGACTATAGTCTGTATTCTGATAGTCTTTAAAGCATGGTGTGCCTAATGTGTGATGCACTAGTTTAGCATCTGGATTGTATTCGTATTCTGTTTCTAGCCAGTTCCATGTTTCGTCTAGCTTACCTACTTGTTCTTCTGGATACTTGAGCCATTCAAACCTGTGTAGGTATTTACCTGTTTGTTCTTGGACAAACTTAGGTGTAAGTTGTTTATTTAGCCAATGTGAGCAGTTCCATAACATAACGCTTGACCAGTTCTTTTTAGGATAGTCTTCGTTCTTTGCACCTAGATACTTAACTGGATGCTTTGTTTGGTAATGATGCTTTACGACTTTAACTGCTTCGTCATTATCAAAGTTAGCTAGTATCTCTGCTATATCTGTTCTGCATATCATATCGCCATCTACGAATAGTGCGATACCTTTAAAGTTATTTAGATATGGCACTAGAAAGCGTGAGTAGATAAATGCGTTACTACCGTCTTTATGTGTTTCTTCGTAGTCTTTTAAAGTGTTTAATGCTAATGGTGTAAAACTTACCGGTATAGATGATTTCTCTATAACTGACTGGCAAAAGTTATGATAAGCAATTGGTTCTACCTTGCCATCATATCCTACATATATATCTAGTTTTACCATTACTTCTTTTTATTGCGTGAGCTAATATTCTTTGCCTTTGCTTTTGCATCTGCTTTACTAGATGCTCCCCATGCTTTTAGGGATAGTAATAGTCTTGTTGGTTCACCGTTAGGTTTACGTTCTGGTCCTGGCATATTACCCATACGAGCTAAGAATGATGCACGTCTAGGATTGTCCCCTGACTTTACTGGTGCTTTTAGATTGCCACCTGTTTCTTTATTGTAAGAGGCACGACCCTTAGCGTTAAGTCCGCCTTTAGGGTTCTTGCCTGCTTTCTTTTGCCAAGCTGCACTCATTTCTTTTTCTTAGCTGTCTTTGCTGATTGTTTAAATGCCATAGCAGTAGGTGCACCTTTAGAACCTACCTTACGCATCTTCTCACCTGAGCCAGCTTTAATTCTAGCTTTCTTGGCTGCAATGTTAGCGTATAGACCTGGCTTATTTGCCACGTTTAGCTGCCTTTTTCATAGGCTTAGCTGCCATAGCTTTACCTGATTTGCTTGCTGCTTTTTTAGCTGCTGCCATACCTGTTTTAGTATAAGCGTATTTTTTTCCGTCTACCATTGGCATAATTATTTCCTTTTCTTTTTAGATATATTAGCTTCGCTGAGGGCGATTGCTATTGCTTGTTTTGGATTTGACACTTTCTTTGATGACTTACCTACATTTAAAGTTCCTGCTTTAAATTCCTTCATTACCTTGGTGACCTTTTTCATTGATTTGGTCTTTGCTTTCATTATCTTTCCTTAACTTGATAAATCGGTGGTCATATCTGCAATCATTACATAGGCTATACTCGGTGAAGTCAAATGGTTCACCACATTGTTCGCAAATAGATAGTTTCATAAAAAGAAAAAGCCCAACCAAGGAGAGAGTATGGTCAGGCTTTTGTGGGATTACGTTATTAACGGACAGGAGTTGTCCAACAAGCAGTATTATAGCATACTTTGCCATTTCTGTTCAACAACATTATGCGTTTATCCTTTGTTTAGCTATTTCAAAGTTATTAGGATTTAATTCTATACCTATAAAATCCAATCCTTTATTTTTTGCTGCAACGCCAGTAGTTCCAGAACCCATAAAATTATCCAAAATAACATCATTAGGTTTAGATGCAATTGTTAATACTCTTTCAGCTAAGGCTAATGGCATTTGAGTTGGGTGCAACCTTTCTGCCTTTGATATATTATGTGGAACATACCAAATAGAACTAAGAGCATCATGTATGCCACAATCTTCATTCAAGTAAATATCATTGCCTTTTGATAAATGATAAATAATTTCATAATCTAAATGAAACCTAGCATTTGTGCTATCAAACGAACCAGCATACTTCCAAATGATAAATGACTTAAAATTAAACTTTTGAAAGCCATCCGTAAATTCTAACCAATGAGGAGTTCTAATAGTCTTGTTTAATGTTTTGCTTTTGATATTACAAAATATTTGACCATTTGGTTTTAACACCCTGTAATACTCATCAAATACTTTATCTAAAAATTCTGAATATAACTTCAGAAACAATACATCTTTACTTTTTGCAGTATATCCAGCACCAGATATGTCTTCATAGGGCGGACTTGTTAAGATAATATCTACACTATTATCATCTAGCGTTTTCATCATATCAACACAATCACCTTGTAATAATTTAAGCATTTATTCTCCTTGATGCTATTGTCAGTAAGTTATCGTATGCCATGTCTAATTGCCAGTAAAAAGCTAATGGTGGTTTAGCTCCTAAGTATTTAGCATAGATAGCGTCTTGTTGTCCTTGTTCTAAGCTATGTATGATAGCGTGTATAGTTCTAATATTAGACATGTCTTGAGCAGAGCACATTTCTTCGAATACTTCTGAAGTTGACTCACCTCCTGATGACATGCCTATGCTTTTAGAGGGGTATCCTAGTTTATGGGTATCATGTTTCATCCATAAGCTCCAATCCTCGAGGATGGACAGTAAGCGTTCCATACTAATCATATTGTGTTAGCGTATAAGCTACGCTTTGCCCAAATGTTTCTTGTGTAGTTCTTTGTTGAAGGTTATGTTTAGCATCATCTGCATTATGGCTTATGACGCCTTTTATCTGGTCTTCTGTGAAGTTTGCTGTGTGTCCAAATATAGCTTGTAATGGATGTGGTTGTGGAATGTAATAGTGCATAAGTCTATTATCGTTATCTTTAA